GTGTCCGCGGGTACGGCTCGGAAAAAATGCGCCCAAATAGTGCCCTCTATAGCCTCGTTTCGGTCCATTTTCACCATTGTCGGCTCGATGTGCGGATGTGTTTGACGTTTCGCGCCAGGTTGCACCGCTTACAGGCGGCGCGTAGGTTCTCAATGTCAAACCACTCCCCGCCGAGCGATACCGGCAAGATATGGTCCACTTCATCGGCGAGCTGTGTGCAGCCTTGCGCCTTGATTTGGCAGCGGTTCCCGTCTCGAAGTAGTACCTCGGCGCGTATGCGGCGCCAGGGTCCGGCGTACTGTGGTTTCCTAGCCATTGCCTGACCTTACTGACCAATTCCCCGCGCCTTTACCGTCGGCCCATAGGTAGGACGCAACGCGGAGATTGCAGTGGACATTGGTAAGGGCCTTGACTACCTGCGAGCGTTTCACCTTGCAGATGCGCATGGTTAGCGAGGACCATGAAGCCGAGATTTGGACCAAGCCAACATCGGGGCGTCCGGTGCTTGCCCTAATTGGGCTAACGACTCGGTGGTTGCAGCGGCTTTCACGCCAACTAATTCTGCTAAAAGTGGCAACAGGCAGGCGGTATTGCTCGAATAGGTGCTCATATTTGGGGCATCGCTTCGCCTCGGCTGCTGCAGCTGGTGGCACTACTAGCGCCCCTGATAGACCGAGACATAAGAACACCGCCACACAATAGCGAGGGTACCGGTATCGGTTCGCCTGCGTTGTGGTGTTTCGATGACGTGCCCCAGGTCTTGCAATTCCTGGCGTCGTTTCGCTGCGGAACTTCTGAGGATCCCCACTTTCGTCGCGAGCTCGAAGTCGGTGGCGTCGCCTAATTCTTGTAGTGCTTCCCATATACGTCTCCTTTGTGATGGTCCGCGGCGCGATGCGCTCTCTGCGGCCTGTTGCGAGGTGTCCGGGTCGTTGGTCCTAGACAGCCTAGTCGGGCTAATCGTGGCCCCCATTGGGAGGGGTGTTTTAATCCATGACACCATCGGCCCGAAATCGTCGATGATGTTGACGTAGGTGCGGCCTATGGGCTCGCCGTCGAAAAGGGTGGGCTGGTGGTGCTTAGTCATTGAATAGCTCCAATGCGGGGGTGATTTGTTCGGGTTCGGGCTTAGTGAAGGCGAGCGTTTCGGCGCATCGTTTGGCTGCGATCTCACAGAATGCGGGGTCGACTTCGATGCCGATGGCCTTCAGCCCTGCCTCTTTTGCTGCTTTGAGGGTGGTGCCGCTGCCCATAAACGGGTCTAGGACCGTTGCCCCCTCCGGGACCACTTTGAGAATCCACGACATAACCCCTTCAGGTTTCTGTGTTATGTGCTGGCGGTCTTTCGGTACAGGTGAACGGAACACCCCAGCGGGGTAGGCCTCGCGTGATTCGAGTGGCCCCTTGGTGCCCCACAAGGCGAACTCGGTGGCGTTTGAGAACCCGCCAGGGCGAGGCCGTCCGAATCCTTTGTCCCATACTGCTACCCCTCGCCATATCCATCCCCCGGCCTGTACTGCGTCGGAAAGGATCGGCAGTTGTCGCCAGTCAATGAAGGACACTATTGGGGCGCCAGGGGTGGCCACGTTGTAGGCGGCGTTCATCCATAAGGTGCACCATGCGAGGAAACTGCGCTGGTCGCGGCCATCGCCTGCAAACTCCGGGCGGTAGGCCTGCGTTCCTGTCTGCACGTATTTAGTGACGGTGGAGGCTGTCCGGTCTGATCTGTGTGCCCCTCCGGAGCTGTATGGAGGATCTGTTATTACTGCCCCGATGTTTGTGAGTTGCGGGATGATTTGCAGCGCGTCGCCGTTGTAAATGGTGATGGTTTCGTCCTGGTAGTACGGTTCGATCATCGGCCGCTGCCGTTCGGCTCGTAGTAGGCCCGTAGTGCTGCCCTGATGTTGCCGTAAGCCTCGCCAAATATGCCGTCGCTGTTTTCTGCGTTGAGTAGTTGGGTGACGTGTATGGCGTCAACTAGATACTGTGCGGCGCGGCTGACGTCCTGCAGCTGCTCTAGTCGCCTGGTTAGTTGGTCGATGTTGGTTTCTAGGCCGGCGATGGTGTTGGCGATTGCTTCCATCGCTTGCGCGGTTTCGTTGTTGGTCATTGGTCGTTGCTTTCTTCGTTGTCGTTGTATTCGGTGAACCCTTGCCGGCGTAGGTCGGCTTCGAGTTGTGCGATGTATTGGAGGGCGGTGAGTGCTGTTTCTCTGTTGCGTTGGTATTCGTGGGGGTGTACTTGGCCAATGCCGGCGAAGTGTGTGAGGGATTCTTTTAGGTGTTGGCGGTCAATTCTCACTGGTGCCCACTTCCGTCGCAATCTCCGCATACGACGTAGACACCTTTGGCGTGTGCTGTTTTTGGGTCGTCTCCAAACCCCCCAGTGGCGAGCCATATGCAGCTGAGTCCCTCGAAACCTTCAATGTCTCGGTTGGTTCCGAAACATGTGCGGCATGTCCTCGCCGGCGATGTTTTCGCTAATTGGCTCTGTTTAACGTTGGCTTTGGTTAGTGCGTCATTGGTGGGGGTACCCGTACCCCCATCGGTGGGGCTACCCCTTCGCATGGGTGAGGACATCACTAGGGTGTATATGTTGCTTGTGGGGTCCCCGTTTGGACCTGTGCGGTGTTCCACTGTGAGGGCGCCGATGCTGATGAGCTCGTCTTTTGCGCGGTCCACTGTGGCCACGCTGATCTCCATGAGTTGCGCCAATGTTTTCCGTGATGGCCATGCCTGGCCCTTTTTGTTGGCGTACCTGTTGAGGATGGCGAACAGTCGGACGGCGTTGGCTGAAATGTTCGCCAGGATCACGTATTCGGGAACTATTGCGAAATAGTCGGAATGTCTCACTTCGCTCATTTTTGTCCGTCCATGTCGAAAAGGGTGGGCTGGCGCTTTAGCTGCTCACGGCGCCCCCATATTGCGTTGAGGGAATCCATGCAACAAGTACCCGCAAACTTGCCGAACTTTTCGACGTTGTGCGGGTGTGCTTCATAGGTGCGTTGTTCTTCTTCGCTCATTTTTTGCGGCCTTCCTGTTCGGTGAATGTTTCGAGGGCAGTGCGGACAAGGCCCGAAACGGTCACGGCAGTTTCGCTTTTCTGTTGCCTTTCGCCGGCGATGCGGAGCAGGGCGGTGTATAGGTCGCGGTCCACTCTGCACGACAGAACTACCTGGTCGTAGTATTTGGGCGGTCTAGTCATTGTGTGCTTCTTTCCTGTAAAAGTGGGGGCAGCCGGCGAGGACTGTGGGGGTGGTGTAAAGGCCGTAAGGGTGGATCCGTTTGCCTTCGACTGCGATGGTGACGGGTTCGCCACAGATGGCGCAGTCCACGTTCACTAGCTGCGGGAAGTGTTCCCCATTGGTGTCAAGGTTCACGAGATCTGCTTGCGTAGTTCTTCGTTCTCCGCTTTTAGGTCGTCAAACTGTGCCTGCAGATACGCGAAAGATCTAGCGTTCCGCATATCTACGGCGAGTAGGTGGTCGATGTATTTGGTAAGGGCGGCGATTTCCTTGGCCTGGTTCGCTTTCGTTTTTTCTTTGTTTTGTGGTGGGGTGTATCTCATCGGAGCACTTCTTTCACTGTTTCGAGATCGTTGGGGCGCCAGGTGTAAACCTCGGCGGTGGTGTTTCCTAAACGGGTTAGCCATTGGACCTGTTCGGTGGTGAGGCGTCCCTTTTCGTTTTTGATTTCGGCAAATACAAGGCGGCCGTCACGGGTTGCGACGTAATCGGGGAACCCCCTGGCGCCTCTGAATGAGGTGGCCCATTTGCCGGACTGCCTGACGGCTGGTTCGTCGTGTTTCCATAGCCAACCAAACAGGTCTAGGAGATGTTCGACTTGTGTGGCGAAGTCGCGCTCAAGCATCGGGGCCCCATTCGTCTCCGTAGATACGCACGTGGCGTTGGCGCATGTATGCCGATCGGTTTGCTTCACGGTCGGCGCGTTCTTCGTCTAGGCGGCCTAGAAAATCCCGTAGGCGGGCTGTGCCGTAGCCCCAACCGAAACCAATGCCGAGAGCTATGGCAAACGCTAGGTCGCTCATCGGAGCCCCCACACAACGGCAAGGATGGCGACGGCGTTGAGAATGATGCCCACGTTTTGCAATGTGTCGGTCATTGTTGGCCGTCCAACTCTGCCTGCAGCTTCTCGATTAGTTTGCCCGCTTCCACTTTCGTCAGGGAACCTTTCGAGGGGGGCAGCTTGTCTAGTTTCTTACTGATGGCATAGAGGGCGCGTTCCTGTGGCTCTGTAGCGGCCGTAGGAGCCGATCCTGGCGCCGTTGGTTGGGGTTCGCTGTCTGATTGCGCCGATGGGTGCCCTGCGTCGTGTGCGGCGCGTCGTGCGCGTACTTCGTCAAGTGAGGCGATGCGCTTGGAATCTGCTGCAAGTGCGGCAAGGATGGCTCGCCCCCAAGCTGCGGTTTCGGCATTCATCAGTTCGGAATCGCGCGTGAAAGGCGTGGCCCCCGGTATTTTTTCCCATGCGACGGCAATGCCTGGCAGGGTGTCCTCCGGGTGGCGATATGCAACCGCGGTGTATGTGATGAATGTGAGGGCGCCCACTTCGACGATCTTGAAAGGTTCGCCAGGGTTGAAAGGCTGCAGGCTGCCGTCGGGGTATTTGTCCCGAAAGATGCGGATGCGCTCAGCCACGTCTACGTAGTCATCGCGGAAATTGTCGGCCATTGTGTTCTTCTTTCCGAGGGCTTGGATTCCCTCGTGTGAAAGTATGACAACAATGCGCGGGGCTGTCAAGTATTGGTGGGGAACCCCGGAGCCGGCGAAGAATAACCGGTCCGGGGCTCTACCCTGTCGACGGGGATGGTGTCCAAGCTCCCCGTTCGATCTGCTATTTCTTCGTTGCTCTGAAATTGGCCTCAATAGTGGCTGGGTTTGCGTCCGGTGCCACTTCATAATGCAACCACAGGCCGCCAGGGGTGCCGCCGTTATTTTTTGCATCCCACAACACGACGCCGCCGTTCTTTTTGGCTCGTGAGGTGCGGAAACCACGCCCCCAGGCTTTTTTGGCGCCTGGCGCCTTGTAGCTGTAATCGTGCACTTCTTCCAGTGCGAACTCGTCGGCATTTGCTACGAGGAAATCGAAGATCTCGTGGAGTTTCGCCGCATCGTTTAGGCCCACGTCAACAGCCCGTCCTGATGCGTGAACGCTCATATAGGGCTTGCACCGGGGGTCCGTTGGTGCGAGTTTCTGCACTGATGCCGGTGCGGAGCGCATGACGCGAACCACGAGGCCGCCCATATAGCTCATGCCGTAACGCTTGCCGAGTAGCTCGGCGAGTTTTTTGGCGGCGGGGTGCGTCGTGGTGCCTACCTTGTCGAAACCTGTATAGGGGCGCTGCGTGTTCGTCATTTTTTCGCTCCGAATGCGTCCGAGATCTCTGCGGCCGACAGTTGGCCGTCGTCATAGTATGCCCGTAGTAGGCGCTCTGTTACGCTCGCCGCTGCCATGAATCCGGCCATGCCTGCAGATTTGGCGAGGCTAATGTCCATGATGGCACCGCCGGCGAGAGCTGCCAGGGCTGAAGAACCGAATACCGCAAATATGCGGGCGATAAGGGTGGCTATAAGTTTCATTCTGTGGGGTCCTTTGTTAAAAGTGCCGCTAGGCATTGGATGAGAACGGCCCCGCCTGAGATTAAAAGGGCGCGTGATTGCACGACGCCGGACATTGAAACTAGTGCGATGCCTGTGCCGGCCCACGTCCAAATGTTCTCTTTCACGAATCTCATGGCGGTTACTTTCTACGGGTTGAGGGCATCGCCACGAGTAGCCCGCTGGTAATGATAATGATGCGGCGGGTGCCAACGGGGACAAGTGAACCAAGTGGCACGTATCCGTCATATAGCCCCCCAAAGATGTTGATCTCCTGCTCAAACTCCTCGCGGATACTTGGCGGGGCGTCCTGCACTGCTTCAATGATCGCGGCGGCAAGTTCAGGCGTCACTGCAGATTCGTCGATCGCTGCAAATAGGTCGCCGGCCTGTTCGGGTGTTAGTTCGGCTACTGCTGCGGCATCGGTGATCACTGCGACGGCCTCGGCGTTGGTCATTGTTTCCGTTATTGTTGCGGCCATGCTTGAAGTCGTGGTTGTGCTGGTCGTTTCGGGTGCCCTGATTGGTTCGCTAGTGCTCGCCACGTTTGCGGGTATTTCGGGAATGGTTGACGACGTAGTTGGCGAGGTTTGGCTGATTGTGTCCATGGTGCTCGTGGTCGTTTGGGCTGTTGTGCTTTCGGTCGGCTGGTAGGTCGTCGATGTTGTCGCCAGGATCGACGGTTCGGGCACTGTGGTCAACGGTGTCGGGCTTACGGGTTCGGGCAGTGTTGTCGCCGGCGCCAGGGTCACGACGGGCGCTTCGCTGGTTGTGGTGGTCGCGGTGGTGGTTGTGGTCGTTGAGGGTTCGGGCAGCTTGCCGGCGAGATATGTGGCTGGTATGGGTTGCGGGCCGTTGCCTTGGTCCTGAAACACTCGTAGACAGGTGTCGCCGCCGTTCTCGTAGAACTCGACGCTGAGTTGGTGCCATCCCTCGGCTAGTTGCAGGGCGTGAGTGAATCCGCTGCACCCGCGGTCCCACCATTCATTGACAACGACTAGGCCGTCTATGGTGACGCGGATGCCGTCGTCGCTGAGGATGGTGTAGGTGGTGGCAGGTCCGGGGCTGTAAATGCTGCCGGTGATCTCTAAGTAGAACTTGTCGGACGGGCAGCCGGGGATGGGGTTTTCGTCAAATGACAAGTCGAGATCCTGAAAGATTCCCGCGGCGCATTGATCGCCGCGGATTGGTTCACCTTGCCAGGTGTAGGCGGTGTACTGCAGGTTGCCATCGGTTGCGCTGGCGTGTTGTGCGGGCGCGATTAGTGCAATTATGACTCCCGCCAGGGGCAGGAGTCGGAGTTTCACTCAGGCCGTGTTAATGGTTCGGGCGGGTCTTCATCGTGTTCCCATAAAACAAGTTCGTCGCCCAATAATGACCAACCATCGGTAAAACCTAAATCTAAAAGCATTTGAGCAAAATGCGGGATTATCATGCTGAAACCTCAAAAACAGTTAGACAACCGGTTCCATTATTGACATCTAAAAAGAGAGTGCCAGTACCCTCAAATCGTTGGAATTGGATTTTGTATGTTGTTGCGCTTGTTGTGTTGGGACTGTCAAGGAAAGAAAATGCAACCCCTACCACATTTTGCGCGGCACCGTTCGCCAGCCCTCGTTGGTCTCCTAAAACTGTTGAGCCTCGGACAAGTCTAATTCCGGCACCTGTACCACCTGTCGGCGTGTAAAGAGAACTAGTGAACAAACAGAAAATCTTGCTGCTCGTTGATTGCGGCGTTATTGAAATTGAATACGCGGTATCAACCCAGGTGCCTGAGTTGGTTGTTTGCTGTGTCGTATTTGCATCGCTTATCACCTGCAAAATACGAAAAGCTCCGCGGAGGTCGTTGAGATATGCCGCCGGTAGGGACGTGCCTGAAACTTCAAGGCCGGGGAGATTTGTAGGGGTTGCCATGGTGCTCGATTCTACAGCAATAGGTCGGGACCGTCTAACAATGAAGAGTCGAGAATAAAGGGGTTTGTGTAACGGGTAGAACCGTTGAGAGTTGTGGACCATTCGCCAGGAATTACGCGGTGTTCGATCGACTGAACTAGCTGCGGCACGTTAATCGCTGAACCAACAGCGGGCGCTAGCGCCAGGGTGTAACGCTCTAGCAATTCTAAACCGAGCACTTTGTCCCAGTCTGCGTCAACCGCCGAAACATTGACCTCTACAGGCGAGATCACTACCTTCGGGTCTTTAGAGAAACCCACCACAAGGTTTGCAAGCTGTAGGGCCTGTTCCTGGCTTGATAACTGCGTAGACCATGTGCCGCCCTTAGCCCCATACGCCGCCACTGACGTTGCGTCTTTAACCTCTACAGTGCCCTCGCCGGCGAAACCCATGGTGAGTTCGTTGCGCATGGTTTCGGCGTCTAGGTGGTAGCTAATTTCGGGGCCGATGGTGATGCCAGTGGTGCCGATGGTTGCCTGGCTTGTAAGGCTTTTGCCCTCGGCAAATGCTTCGCGGGCTGTCATTGTGAGTTGGCCGCCTTTGTTTACGAACAAATTGCCGCCTTCGCTGTCGTTTAGGAGTTGTAGTTCGCTAATGATTGCGGGCCCGCCTGTTGTTATTCCGCTTACCGTGGCGACGGTGCGTTCGGGTGTTATGTATGCGGTGGGAGGCAGCGGGGTGTAGCCAATTAACCGGGTAAATCGCGCGGCGGTGGTTTCTGTGATGGCTGCGCGGCTTAGTTGGTAGATCGTCTGCACAACGTCGGCTGTGAGAACGGCGCCAAATACTGCGGCCTGTTGTTTGCGTCCTTCGCCTGTGTCGAAATACTCAAAAAGGCCAGTAGGAAACGAGCTTGTGCTTGCGAGGGTCATGGTGACGGGTTGGGCGTCAACATATACCGAATGCACTGTCCCTGCTGTTTGGTTGGTGTTGACTACGAGGTGGTGCGAGATGCTGAGATCGAGTGAGATGGTGCCGACATAATCGCGGAGGTTGGTGCCGTCCAACATTTGCACTACTAGTTGGCTGGTAGTGCTGTCATAGACAGTGTTGCAGCTAGTAAGCAAACCCCAGTCGGCCACTACTACGCTAAGAGCTGCGGGGGCTTGAAACCAAACGGACAGTGAACCAAACCCGGAACTAGGCGTAAATGTTGGACCGCTAAATCGCCAGGCGTTAACAAACTCAGTCTCCGCGACAGATACCGCGGTATCGGCTAGGCCTACGGCAAGGCCCTCGCAGTTGGCTGTACGAAATGCACCCGCGGGCGCTAAGGGTTGGGCTCTGCTGCCGTAATCCTGTAGGCGTTGGGTGATGTAGTTCACCCCGTCAATGGGGTCATTGAGTGGCCAGTAGTGCAGCGGTGCGAGGCTGCGAATGTAGGAGTCGGCTAGGTCGTCGGGTAGTTCTTCCTCGGCTAAAAGGCCTAAAACGTCGTAACACTCGATCGTTACGGTGCTATCGAATCCGGCGTCTGTAATTGAAACTGGCCACCCGTCAACGTATCCCCGGAATACTTCGTGGGTCGTAAGGCCATTAACTGCGGAGATCTTGATTTGCTTGCGGGGCTGCACGTTCGGGTGGTAAGGCGAGGAGGTGTTTAGCGGGTCGAAACGGCGGTCGCGATTATCTAGGACGATGGTGGCGGTGCCTGTGTCGAAGTCTTGAAACTCATCGGAACGGCCGCGGCGTACTGTTACTTCTCTAATCCATTGGGTGACACTTACCCAGGTAATGCCTACGCCTGCATAAGGGGAGTTTGCAAATGCGATCTCTACCTCGACGGACGGGTACCCCATTACTTGCGCCGCCTACCGGTTGACGCCTTGGGGCGTTTCACTTTTATATCCACCCCGCCAGTTTTCGCGCCGTAGTCCTTCAATACTGTCGTGACTGTCTGCGCGATATCGGTGGGGGAGCTGACACCCGCCTGGATGGTGATGTAGTAGTCGCCTGGACCGGTTCGGCCTACGGTTGTGTTTAGTGCCTCAGTGAAGCCAGGTATTGACATACCTGCGGCGGTGCCTGTTGCTGAGATCTCTGCGAGGTCTTTGTTGAGGCCGCTGATGCTCATGCCTGACGTGCCTGCGAGTAGGTCCTTGGCCACTTGTGCACCTGCCACGGGTCCGAGGTCGAGAATCTGCCCAAGCCCTGCTTTTGACAGCCCTGCCTTGGCGAGCTGCCCGACATAGCCGGCGAATGCTTTAGCGGCTGCGATTTGTTCGGCGAAGATTGCAGCGTAGTTTTTGGGTTTGACTGCTTGCGCGTCGCTGACATTCTGTTCGGCTTTTGCAACACCGTCTAGGGCGTTGGCGTAGTCGTTGGCGCTGCCGGTGGCTTGCGCCTGCTGGAGAACGGCATACGCTTCGCGGCGTTCTTTGAGTGCTTCGTTGAGGCGTTCGGTGCTGTCCGTTTGGGAGTTTGCTGCCTCGCTGAATGCGGCGCCGAGGTTGACTTGCGAGTTGATTGCGGTGCTGATTTCCTGCACGTATGCGCGGATTGCTTGCTTGGCGTCTGCCAGGCCTTTCTTCAGGTTGGCGTAGCGTGTTTTTTCTGCCTCGGCTGCTTTGTTTTGTTTTTCGGTGGCTGCGGCCTCGGCTGCTGCGGCTTTTTCGTTGGCTTCCCTGCCGCGGTCGATCATGTTTTTCATGATGCCCGTCTCCGTTGTGACCTGGCTGGTTGCTGCAGCCTGTTCGCGTAGCGCCTTCGCGTTGCCGTAAACCTTGGCGGTCATTGCGACGATGGCGGCAAGTGCGACGGCTGCGGTGGCGATACCGATACCCGTGGAGATCTGCACCGCAAGGTTGGCTGATGCCAAACCTGTCTGCGCCAGGGCGTAGGCCGCGGACACTGCCGTAGCTGTAGCCATAACCGCTTTAACGGCGAACAGAGCCACGGTTAGGCCGCCGACGGCAACGGTGACGGCTGCAACCAGTGGGGCGTTTTTGGTGGCCCACGCTGAGAACTTTTGCATTTCGACGGCGCCGGCGTCAAACGCGGGGGCGAGTGCTTCGCCAACTAGGTCTGTGATTTCGCCGAGGCTGTTTTTCATTTTGGTCGTGGCTGTAGCTGTTGCCGCTGCGGTGCCCTGGACCTGCTGCTCTACCGCGCTAAGGATCATGTCTTGCGCTTCCAGCATCCTGTTTGATTCGACAAGGGTGCGGATTTTTTCGCGTTCTTGCGTCGTGAAAGTGATGCCGGACCGCGCCAGGGCTGTCACGCCCTTAATGGGGTCTTGGAGGGCCTTGCCGAGCTGCACCGCGTTCATGGTGGCCTCGCCAAACCCTGCGGCGCCCATGTCGATCGCGGCTTTCGTGGCGCGGTCAAATGCGCCACCTGCTTCGTCTGCCGTTTTTGCTATCTGTGAGAACGTGAGGAGCTTGGCTTGCGTTTCCTTAATGCTCTCTGCAGTGAGCCCCGTTTCGCGTTCTAATTGGTCGCCCAATTCCTGCAGCCGGCGAACCACCTGGCCCGTTTGCATACCAAACAAGCCCATGCTTTTTGCGATCTGCGCCACCCGTTTGTTGGCCTGCTCTGCCTTTTGGAAACCCGAATAGATTGCGACGCCCATGCCGCCAACGGCTGCACCGGCAACGGCAAACGCGGACGCCGCCGACTTCATTTTGGCTTTCGAGTCGTTTGCGAATCTCTGCAGGTCGCGTTCGGCACGTGTCAACGATTGCCGCAACGGGGCGGTATTACCTGTGACCGGAATGGAGATAGATTTGCTTGCCATTGTTCTCGATTCTAGCCCGCGTTAGTAGGGCGCTGCCCCGGTGCGAAATCATGCGCCCGGATGAGTTGATCCATGCGCTGCTCGTAAACTTTTAGCACTTCATCGCGGCGGCCGTCTAACGCTTCATAAATAAAGGGCTGCGGTTTAATCCTTCGAGCTGGCCACCCGAAATGGATGGGCCCCGCATACGGCACACTTTGACCGCGGCCAATTCTTACCCGTCCCTGGCGTTGAGTAGGTGCCGAAACGATTGTCGACGAAAGGCGCCCCGTAAGGTTGGGCGCCAGTGGCTTCGCGGCTACTGCAATTATTTCGCCGGCCTTGCGGTGGGTGTCTTTCATGTCGTCGCGGCTGTCTTTTGACAGTGCGCGGAGATCGCGTTGGACTTCTTTGAGGCCTTCGATTTCTAAACGTCCACCGCTTTCTAGGCGGTAGCCATAGCTGCCAGTTGTTGCCATGCGTCGCCTCCGGTGGTTTTAGTGTCGGGCCACAATTCTCGGACCATAACGGCGAGGATGGTGGGCGGTGTCTTTAATAGGTCTAGGGGGCTGATGCCGGTGCGGACCGCCATGGCCCCTATTAGCCAGGAGGTGCTGCCGGGTCTAAAGGGTCGGATTCCTCCGGCAATTCAACCTCGAAGGACTCCATCGTGCGGAGCCAGGGCTTGAAATCTAACGGGGTGCGCCCGTCGTCGAAGATCGAATGCCATGCGGCGAAGTACAGGTAGGCACTTCGCGGGTGGTCCTCGCTGAATGCTTCGCCCCAGGCCTTGCCGAAATGTTCCTCAAATGCAACTTCTGTGGATGCGGTGATTGTTGTGCGGCTCTCGGAGCCGTCTTTGTGCTTGACGGTGAGTTTGAGAGACATGGCCTAGCTCTTTACGAGCGTTCCCCCTGTGAAGGTGACACTCTGAACCGAGAGCTCCCCAACGGAACCAACCACGGGGGTCGAGGCCTGGAGGAACATATTGGAACAGGTATACGTGTCGCCCGTGGAGGTGTTCTTAACTACGAGGGTATTAGTACCGGAGCCCGTAGCGGAGAACAGTGTGGCCGCTGTTTTGGTGGCGGCTTCGTCGTTGAGTAGTTCCAACGTCACGCTGAGGTTCTGCAAACCACCTGTAAAACGGTGGCCCTGTGCAGCTGCGCCGCCTGTGCCCATTGTGGTGACTTCAATAGAGTCGCGCTCATAGTTGACGGTAACGGCGCGGAGGTATTCCGATAGGGCCACTGTGTTAATGGTTACGGTGGCGTCGGTTAGTACGAAAATAGCCATTTGACTAGTCCTTTTCCTTGGTGGTTTGCTTTGTGGTTTCGATAACTCCGTGCTCGATCAGTTGTTCAACTGTGCACGAGGCCGCGAGGATTTCGGTTTCTGTCACCGTCGTCCCCAATGGGCCGAGGGTGCTGTTGTCTGCGATGATCTTGTAACTAGCCATATATATCTACTCCGAATCTGTAGGCGAGCATGTCCACCCCTGACACTGTAACAGTGCGCGGGTTGGCGTCCGTGACTTGCAAATTATCGCAAGCGCCGCCAAGGGTCCTGTCTGCTTCTATTGCAGCTTTAACACTTGAAACACCCGATCCTGCCAGGTAGTTGTCAAGGCGGTCGGCTGCTCCGCGTTCGCTCATGCGGCCGACAATTACGAGCACGTAGGCGCGGTATTTGTCAAGGCCTCGCACCATGGCTTCGTCAAACTCAACCTCGACTGGTTCAATGACAGCGGCGGGCGGTGCGATTGAGTCGGGCACGTAATCGAATACGCGCAAGCCGGCAATAGTGTCGATCGCTGTGGCCAGGCCTGCGCGGACGGGTGTGGGGTTCACGCGAAGAACTCGCGACGGTAGGCGCGGACCATTGCAGCAATGTCGCGGCCGAGTGGTGACATACGGATGGCGCCGAGTTCTGAAAGGCCGAGGACGCCACCAATGGAATCCTTGCGCTTGTATAGGTCGGCGCTGAGGATGTAGGTGGCCTGTTCAATGTCGTCAGGCACTGTTGGCCATCCCCATCGTGCGGTCACTTGTACGGCGGGGCGGGCATTAACGGGGATGGAGAAAGTGTTGGAACTAACCACGGTGAGGTAATTGACCGGGCGCCCTTGTGCTAGCGCGTTGGTTGGTTCCACGATGTAGTCAATGTTAATCGTGAGGGTTTCGGTGTAGGCGCCAGTGTCGTCGGGATCCGTTTTTAGGACTAACCCGGTGAGGCTGCCAATGTCGTCAACGATGACGCGGTTGAGGTTGGTGGGCCGATACGTGCGGGCGCTTGCGCTGCCGTCAAGGTAGAAGCGGCGGTTGGCAATGCGGTCAATGGACCGGCTCGCGCTTTCGATGATCTGCTCTAGGAGCGAATCTTCAACACTGTCGGGGATACCTAGGTAAGTTTTAAGGCCCGCCAGGGTGATGTAGCCGTTCGTGATTGCCACTACTACGCCTTTCTGCGGGTTGGGGGTGTCTTAGCTGCTGGCGCCTTGTCCGGAGCCTTGGAGGGCTTCACGGCGCGTTTGGTAGGCGTTGGGGGGGTGCTGACCGGCTCGGTTTGCACAACCCCGCGAGGCGTGGCACCTATCGGGAAACCGAGCCGGTCGAGCTCTGCTTCGACTGCCTTGGCGCGTTCGGCCAGGCCTCGCCGGATATATCCGGCAAGCTCTCGCCGTAGTGCTTCGATGAGTGCGTCGTTGAGGTTCATGGGTAAAACTCCAAACCCCCGACGGGTGTGCGCCGTCGGAGGTGTGGCTGTGTCTGCTAGGCCCAGTTTGCAGCGATGAGGCCAGTGCCTGTGATCGCTGAAAATGCTGTCGGGTACTTGCCGGCGGTGTAGGCGCTGAATCCGAACACAACGGTACGGATGGCGATGTTGCCGTCGGGCTGCTCGAAACGGACATACAACGGGGAGCCGCCGTTGTCCTCCCAAATGTAGGACTCGGAGAAGTTGCCAACGATTACGGTGGTTTCGTTGGTTCCTGTTCCCAGGTTTGTCGGCACGTTTGCGTCTGCAACTACAGGCAAACCGAGGATCTGCAAGCCGCCCATGTCATAGGCAGGGCGGTCGAATGTGCCCGGCGCGTTGAATGGGTTGCCCGCTGTTGCGTTGAACAGTGGGCGGTTTGTTGAGTCAAGTGCGCGGAGCCAGCAACCGATAAGGGTGGGGTGTGCGACGATGTGAGTGGCGCCACCGTAGAAGTTGCTGCTGATGTCCTGAATCGCTGCGACAAGCTTGGGGAAGAACTCAGCCCAGGTTGGGGATGCGTCCGTGTAGGTCGTCGCGTTAATTCCGGAGGTGTTGAGGATTCCGCGGTGTTCGCCTGAGGAGCCTGAACCGTTGATCGCGAGGGAGTCCACTTTGCTTTGGTAGCTGCGGACCGCATCGCCGAGGAGTTGAGTTTCGACGCCTGTGCCGCGAAGAACTGCCTGCTTTGACAGGTCAAACATGGACGCCACCGTGTTCACGTTTACAGTGAGAAGGGTGTCGTCGGGGTTTGATTCTGTTGGCGCTGAGTTTTCTGAGGCCTGCACGTATGAAGTGATGCCAGTGGTAAGGCGGCCAATGTTGACCGTCATGCCCTGTGCTGGAAGTGCTGCATTCGTTGAGATGTCGAGAACGGGACGTCCTGCGCGGCGCAACGGTGCGAAATCCGAAACGAGGTACTGCGGAATGACAAGGCCGGCGAAGTTGCTGCTGCCGCTGTCGCGCTTTTCCATTGTTTCGCGCTGGTAGCGGCCGATGCGCTCGCGGGCTTCGTAGCTGCCGCCGAACTCTGCGGCGATTGCGTCGGCGAGGAAGTCGTTGTTTCCGCGCTCGTGGTAGGTGGGTTCTTCGCTGATCACGCGGGCGGGTGCTGCTGCGCGGGTTTCAACGATGTCTGAGTCCACTGACGCGGCGAGCTGCGCGGCCTTGGCCTTGCGGACTTCGATGTCTGTGATTTGTTCGATGCGCTCGTCGAGTTTGTCGATTTCAAGCTTGAGGGCCTGAACGTTTGCGAGCTCGATTTCGGTGATGTCGCGGCCTTCGTCTGCTGCGCGTCCGAGTGTTGCTTCGATGAGGCCCGACTTTGCTGCGCGAGTCTCGTGGAGGTTGGTGAGGAATTGGTTGGCCATGGATTTCGTCCTTGTTCGTGGCTGATGGGGCTACGGGGTGCCGAGGCATTTGGCGAGGGTGCCGCGTTGCGGGGTGCTCTAACCTGTTGCGGTGGGGTGCCGACTGGTTTGTAGTTTATACACCGCGCCCGGTGTGTGTGTGGATTTAATCCTCCGGGGTGGAGAAAATGCGGATCGTTTCGGTTCCGCTTTCGACGATGGCGAACAGTGCCTGCCCTGGCCCTAGTGTGCCTTGGATTGGTGCGCCGTGTTTTATGATCGGGAAACCGTTGGCCACTGTTACGGTGCTGTCTCCCAGGTAGACGGTGGTGTTGCCGTCAATTTGGAGCCATACGGGGCGGTGGGTTGGGTCCGCGCTGATGATTTCGGTGGCGGTTGTGGTGACTGTTTTGACGCGCTGCGGGCTTGGCATTTGTTATTTCCTGATTGCTTTGAGGATTTCGTCAAGCTGGTCCAAATTGGGAGTGGGTGACACTTCCCGAACTGCTGAGATCTGTGCGGCCTGGCCGTATGCGCCAAATGTGACAAGGCTGACTTCGGCGAGATGCGCGGCAAGGCGCTCGATTACGCCGTCCTTGCGGCGGTTGTCTTTGATTGCTTGGAAACCAATGCTGAACTCGGAGAGGGCGCCATCTCTTACGAGCTCTAGAATGTCATCGGACCGGCTGCCCTTTGATACGCGGAACTCACCCCATAGGCCTCGCGCTTCCTCGCGGAGCAATGTGGCCCGGCCAATGGGCAGGGCGCGGGAGTCGTGAGACACGAGAAGTTTGACGCGGTGCGCTGCAGGTATGACGCGAGAGAATGCACCCTGTCGGAAGACTTCAGTGAGGTTTGGCGCGATGCGCTGCTCCACGTCGTAAGGGACTACGATGCCGCAAATGGTTCGGCCGTCGCCGTCGCCGCGGATCTCTAGTTCTGTTTCATAGGCGCGTTGTTCGATATTCACGAGTCCGAATCCTCCGTATATGTTTCTATTTCTGTATCTGTTCCGATTGGGGGCAGATCTTCTAGTTCGCGGATTTCGTCCACGGTTAGGAAACCGGCCTCCAGTGCCAATTTGTGCGCCTGGTAGCGGGTGTATGTGTCGGCCCTGAGAAGGCTGTCGTAGTTGAACTTGGCCATTTGTCCGCGCGGTAGGTAGTCGGTAAACGTGGCCTCAATGCGGGTGGTGAGGGGCGCGATGGAGGTGCGCAAGTATTCGAGGCCCTGCGCTTCCACGTTGGAATATGTGCGCGAGGTGTTTGGTGCTCCCACCATATTGCCAGGCACCCCGACGATGTTGGCCGAATCGCTTACGGCCTGGTTGCGGGCCTCTACGAGCTGCGAGTCGTTTGCGTTGGCGGTGAGTGGCTCGATATCGGTGGAGGCGTTAAGCACTGCGGGGATCCGTGATTTGCCGCCGTAGTGTTCCATCCACTTAATTTTGAGGAGCTCGGCTTCGTTTTCTTCAAGGTCGGGGTTGCTTGATTTGATGACGTAGGACGGCATTGCCCCGCCGTTGAAATACCGCGCGGCGTATTCCATGACGGCCACGGCTGCACCTATTCCCTGGCGTTGGGCTGCGATGATGCCAATGCCGGCGACGTCGCCAGGCAATGAGAAACCCTTGATGTGGAAGATTTGGTCGCTCGTGTAGTCGATTTGGTCAATTCTGAAGATTTTGCGCCCGTCGATTTTCATGATGGTCACGCGCTCCGGTGCTACCGGGTAGATACTTTCGGGGTATCCGGTGGGGCCAGGTTCGCCGAGGATTGCGACATAGTTGCCGTGAAGTAGTAACGCTGCCACCATTGCGCTAATGGTTTCGATGCGGGTTTCGAGGGGGTTGGGGCGTTCTAATAGGCGCGGCGTTGGGTCTATCTTTTGGTCGTTGCGGTACGCCTGGAGGGGCATGACGCCAACCGAGTCGGCGATCATGGTGGTCGCTCGCCATATCGCCGGCACTGACAGGGTGCTTTCGGTGTCCACTGCTACGCCTGCGTAGTTGTCGAAAATGTTGCGGGTGATGCGCCCCTGATCGTCCACGTATGCGCCGCGGTTCTCTGTGCGGTTTTGGAGTAGGCGGTTCAGCATGGTCTAGTTCCTTTCGGCAGCGATGCCAAACGCGACAAGGCCGACGCCGGCGAATGCAATGCCTAGCGGTAGGTAGATCATTGCGAGGCTCATGGCCACAATGCTAGTCCCTAAGGCTTGGAGGGTAGTGGCTAGGTGTTTCTTCATTAGAAAATTTTGCTCCTTTGTGTTTCGGGTGGTCTGCGGTTGGTTGCGTGATGGTAGGCGATGGTGGTGGAGAAGAGTGGCGTGAGATCTGCACTTTCCACAGTACGGGACCATAGCCAACCCGACGCCATTTGTTTCCGTTTCGCTGATTGGATTGCCGCCTCCAGCGATGCGTGTGGCCTGATTCTGATGGCGTCGTCTAGGACGGCATCGTAGAAAATGCCACAAGCTGCGGTCATGTCTCGCAAGGTGTAACGGGTGACAGGTATGCCACCGGCTTCGAGGCGGTCCACGAGTGAGTTGGCCGGGCTGTACCCGTCAACCACTAGCGCCCCCCGATGCTTGCGCCATAGTTCCAATGCGCGGTCAACCACCCAGGTCACGCCCTCGCGGTGCTCTACAAGTTCCACCCGCCCCGTTTCGTCCGCGACACTGATGGCGGCAAACGATCGATCCAGTGCGACGTCAATGCCAAACGACAACTGCCCCGACGGTGCGGTCGTGGCATCCATAACACGGGCCACAAGCTTCGCGGGGATCGCTGCATCGTCCAACACGGTCCACTGGCACAACATGGCGCGGCGAAACTCACCCTCCGTCATAGTGCTCCGCGCATGAGACACAACCCGTTCGTCGATCGTGTACCCCAAGGCGGGAATCGTTCGCCACCATGTTCGCGGGTCGTCAATATCATCGTCCTCGCCGGCACTGAACTCGAAGTAGGCGGTCCCTTCGTCAATGCCCGCCTCCACCATTGCGCGGCCCTGCTCTACTTTGCGTTTCAAGTACAGCGACGATTGCGTCCCGGCCGTAGAAATCACGAACAGTTGCGCGTCCCGTTTCGTGGCCATCGCCGGCAGTAGTGCACCTTCTCGCCTGTCGTCCTCATCGCTGAACGCTTCGTCGATCACGCCGAGAGAAATGACGCGGCCGTGGCCTGCGGTTGGTGTTGAGGGCATGACGTCAATGCGGGAGCCATTCTTGAAGTGGATGGCCTCCATGCCTGCGCCGCGGTACACCCGCTTCACAGTGCTCGCGAGTTGGCTGATTTCAATGGCGGGCACCTGGTCGTCGATTAGTTTGCGGCGGGCGTCCCACCCCGTTTGCGCGGTGTAGCCGATAATTTGCGGGGTGCCCCATAAAAGGGCGCGGTGTAGTTCCATCGCAAGCATTAGGGAAGTTTTCCCGCATTGGCGAGGCACGAGGACGTTTAGTTCGCGGTAGGCCGGCGAACCGTCCGGCATTAGCTCTAGGGCAATGTCTGCGATTTGTTTCTGCCAGGGCATGAGGGGGGTGCCGAGTCGTTTGGCAATGGCGGCAACTTCATCCCCGCGGCTTTTCCGCTTTCGGTTTCTTTTCGTGGCGTATCTCGGCAGCGATGCTTGTGAGTAGTTGGTCGAATGGGTCGGCATTGTGTTCGGTTTCTTTTCTTAGGTCCCGTTCGGCGGCACGATATTCGCGCCATACCGTAGGGTTGTCGGGTTGTGCATCCGTCGCGGCAGCTAGTCCGCGGGCTATTTGGATCCGGGCTTCGTCCACGTCGGCCAGGCGTCCCGCTTCGCGTAGCGCGTCGATGGTTCTTTCGAGTGCTGCAGCTTGCGAACCGCCTGTGGATTTCCTTGTGGTTTTTGTGGATTTCTTAGGATTCGGCGGGATTGTCAAGGATTCGCTCCGATCGTTCCGAAAATGCCCAAATATGGCAGGGGCAAGGATTTCCCCCCAAATGTTGAGAATATAAATCCAC